AATAAGCACCAATGATAGCCGCTGTAAACGAACACTCATACTCTTGCTCGTATTGTTCCAGTGTCATCTGGCTACTAGCGGCCTCTAGTTCTTCATCCTTGACCAGACCACTCTCAGACGCCTTGACTATCTTCCAGTACCATTGGTCAGATCCATTCTCTGTTTCTGACTTGGCAGTTTCCAGCAAATCATAAAAATGATTATGTCCTGCCGGGGTTCCTAAAAATACAGCCGCACCCTCTCTGTCAGACAGTGCCGGACGCACAACCTCCCCCCATACCCTTGGGTTCTGCATACCAAACTCATCAAACACACAAAGATCAAGATAGATACCGCGCAAGCTGTCAGGATTCTCAGCAGACAACAACATCAGTCTACCGCCATTAGGGAAGTCAACTCTTAACTCAGTTTCATTAAAATTCACACCGGGGATTACAGATGCGTAATATTTCACATAATCCCACGCAATGCGCTTGGCTTGTGTAAAAGTGGGAGCCACGAAAGCAACTCTAGGCCGCGGCAGCTCACAAGTCAGACAATGTTTGATTAAATGATTTACAGCCCAAACTGTCTTGCCAAAGCGTCTATGCATTACAAGCACATTCCAACGCCTGACACTCTCATGCATCTCAGCCTGTAACTCTCTAGGCTTGTAAGGTATGCGTACCTGTTTCATGGCTTATTAGGTAATATCCATATATCCATACCTTTAGGTGTATGTATATTTGTATATGGCCTTAACTCTCCCACAGTATCTTCACCGCACCGTCAGTAACCTCTACACCAGCCCTCGTCTTCGCCTCACCAAACCGCTCAGGTATCACCTTACTAACCTTCCAGCGAACATGACTGGCATAATCCCTCAACACATGCGGATCATAGTCCTTACGCTTATGAAGAGCATCATCATACAAACCATCCAACTCTTCTAAAGCCTTCTCAGCACTTTGACGCTGCGCCTCTCTAATAACAGCATCGTACTCAGCATCCTGCCGCATATGCTTATATACCGCACTACGGCTAATACCAACCTCTTCACAAGCCTGTACCAAGCTAAAGCCATCGCCTACCAGCCTAGCAATACCGTCTTTCTTGAAGTTCGTGAACCTAGCCATGTAACCTCCGGCTGTGTGTTGTAACGTACCATTTAACATATATACAATGCAGCAGCGCGTGTCGGGCGTGCCAGCCTTACAATATGCCCCGCCCAGCCTAGCGTTGCGCTAGTGCTATGCAATGCCGCGCACGATGCATCGTTGCGCTGTGTGTTAACAGAAATGAATAACAACAAAGCAAATCAAATGCCAGCAACAAATAGCCACGACAAGCCAACAATGCTTTGCCTGTACACTTCCGATTTATAACATACCGCGTGTTGACAGTAAACGGTGCAAAGCTTGCACTTATGTATATACCGGCTTAGAAGCTTAGATAAAATAATTTAAAAAAGTTTGTATCATGGTGTTGACTATGTGAAAAAATTGCACTAGGTAAGAGCTAACACTAGCAACAGGGAATCAAGCAATGGATGACAAAGCAACAATCTTTTCTATCGTTTTAGGTGTGGCAATGATGCTGGCAAGCCTTGGTCTTGCTGTCACTGGCTTTCATTACAGCAACGGTTTATTTGTGCCGTTGGTGTTAGGCATTGGTGGCATTATTCTTTTTTGGTGGCCTTGCATTGCGGCATCAATTCGCGACTAATCACAACAAACTAGCAATGAGGAATCAAAGCAATGGCAATTATCGAAACAGTCACAGAGTGGCATTTTAAAAACAGCGACACCATGCGCGATGCTTTCAGCTATGAGGCTATCAGCGCATTGTTTGACTGGTACGACCAGCTAAGTGATGCAATGGGTAAAGATATCGAATTTGACCCTGTAGCATTTCGCTGTGAATGGGGCGAATACCATGTCCAAGATTTGTGGGGTACATACAGCAATATCTTTGAGGATGCAGGACTCACAGAGGATGATGATGCAGACGACTATGACAAGCAGGTCAAAGTATTAGAAGACCACACCCACATCTTAGACATTCGCCGCGCTTCACATATGGGCGTTGTATTGGTTCATGAATTTTAGAGGAGGCAACCAATGATGTATCGGGGCTTTAAAATCGAAAAGCTAGATGATAGCACCTACCAGGTGGGTGCGTATCACTACAATTCTTGCAAGGCATTACAAGAGGACATTGACCGCCACATATCCAAGCGCATTGATATATTGCAAGCCGATATTGAACGGCTTTTGGACTCTCGCATTCCTAGCAGTTTCAACCGTAAACAGAAACAGCGGCGGTTTGATAATGTCATGGCGCAAATTGAAACCATAAAATCAAAAATAAAAGAATTGCAGGAGGCATAGACCAATGGAAACATTTGCAAACATAAACCTTGGCGATTTTTTCACATTGGAAAGAAAGCTTAAAAACAACCCTCACAATCCTACCTTGTGGCGCAAGAAGAGCAGCCGCACTGCGTGGCTGGCACACAATGAATTAGTTTGGTTTTATTTCAGCAAAACCGAAATGGTTTATGAGGTTAAAAAATGACAAAGCTGTTTATATTTATTGGCTGTTTGGCCTTTATCGTTGGCGCTTCAATGGTTCCACACACAACAAGCGCATTTGTTTTGCAAGTGGTGCTGTTATATGGCGGCCTAATAGCCGCTGTATGGGCTGGCATAGCAAGCCGATAGAAAGCCACACAAGCCGATCAACTTTGTTTGGGCTGGATACCTAGCCCGGACATGACAAAGCCCGTCAGCGTGGCTTAAATCGCTGTTAATCGACTAGCAATGTAAAGAGAGAGGGAAAAGCAATGGCGAAGCAATGGTATGAGATCTGGTTTAATGACGGTGACCGTTATTTGATGCACGGCAGAAAAGAGTTGAGACTCAATGCCGAAAGATTCGACTTTGATGCCGAAACAGTCATTAGAGAGAAAGGGTGCTCATTAATTGATGATGAAGGTCATCAAGTGGGTGGTGTTCAACTTATTGTCTACAAGCATAACAGAATAGAGAGAGGGAAAAGCAATGTCTAAAAAATCAAATGAAAAATATCTTGAACAGCAACACAAGCGGTTCGGAATCATCAGCGCATTGTCTGCAATAGCTGGCAAATACACAAGCGCAATGGTCAACATGTCAGTCATAGCATGGCATGGAAACGGCGGGTATTGGCTACGCCTTTTGGACATGGATGGGGCTGGCGATAAGCTTTTGATTCACGTTGATCCAGAGTACGCGCCAGATGATATCAAGCTTTACGGTGTCGTTGGTTACATTCATTGGATGGAAATAGAGCATGCCATCAATTCATGGGATGAGTTTATGGCTGATGATGAATGTGCATAAAGAGCGAGGGCAAAAGAGAAACCGCCAAAGCATTGCGCTTTGGCGGCTCTCACTCGTCAACTAGCAAAATCAACAAGGCATGAAAACAATGAGGTTACACATGCAGAAGGGACAATAACATGGATTCAAAAAAAATCAAGCTTGAACGTCTGCAACTAGGCATAAGCCAAGAGAGGATGGCTAAACGTCTAGGCGTCACAAGGCGCACCATTATCAACTATGAGACTGGCGCGACGCATGTGCCAGATACCGTAGTCAAGGCGCATAACTGTCTAAAAGAGAAAGAGCGAATAGAGAAAGAGAAAGAGTTGAACAACGATTTAGATTGGCTTGTTGATTCACTTACAGAGTTTGCAGAAATTATATCAACCTTAGATATAAAACAATTTAGCAATCAAAAAGACTACGCATATGTAGTCATGCTTACTTGCCAAGAATTTATCAAACAGAGAGGGAGTTGAACCAATGAAAATTCAAAATGTGACTCGTTGCGTGGATTTAGACAAGCATCAAATAATTTGGCAATGGGAAGAGGATGGAGAGGAAATGTTTTTTATACAAACATTATTTCACACACCACCTTATGAAGTGCTTAAAATTTTTAACAATCAAAATTAGCAATGCCGCGTGGCATTTCTTAAAGCATAGCCTGAAAGCTTAGGCTATGCTTTTTTTTATTTACAATTGGATTGTTTTGCATGCTTTATTTGAGCATGCTTGATCGGAGCATGCTTTATTTGAGCATTGCTTTAAAGGACGCGCAAGCGCGATTTTATCAAGTCAATTTTTCTTGTCAACCCCATATGATTCACGCACCACTTGAATCCAAGTTGGCAATGACATTTCTGTCACAAGCTGCGGATCATAAGAGAAAGAGCGACAGACCGCCATAAGCTGTATGACACAACGGATTGGACGGTTGTTAAACTTGTAAATGAGAACGGGAAAGCGATCACCAGAAGAGTCACAAGCCTGTTCCCACCATGCCTGTTTGTAGCTACTGCCAGAGGCATAAGCCTTGCACTCAATAGACCAGCCGGGGATCAAAATGTCAGCCTCACCCTTAATCTGGTATTGAGAGAGGTTGCGCTTTGGCAACTCCGGCAATGATTCGCCAAGGTGATCTTTGATGTAATTTACGATCTGACGCTCAAACACAGCGCCTTTTTGCCTAC